TTGATTTTCGGATATTTATTCCGGTCATTCATCACTCTTCCTCGCAATCTTTACAATCATAACAGCGGTGTTCCCTTCTGTTCCGCTTATCGAATTCACCTAACCATACCCACACATGACCATCTTCTGTGAAGAAGTCCACCTCCGCCCTGCCATCGGGGGTGATAATGTATCGCCATTCTTTATTAGTTGGATCAATCATTTCTTCTCCCATTGGTTACAGCCGAATCTGCTGTGTGGATCCAATACAATAATATTTGGATTCTTACATTCTAAGTCATCCATAAACCCATAATAATGTTTACAATTCTTGCAGATACGCTCTTTCAGGATAAACTCCGCTAATTGTTCAGGTGTCATTCGGTCTATCTTGTCCTTGTATGCGTGCATCATTTCTCCTCTTGATCTGATGGTATTCCTACCCTTTTATTTCCATCTAACCTGCTGAACTAATCCGAGTTTCTGTGAACTGAATCACATTCAAGGGTACAGGTCAATTTACTATTGATAGGTTTTGATAGTTATTTCCTTGACTTCTGGATCATCTCAATCGCTTCTTGTTTCCATAAATATCTGTCCATGAGTGGTGAGTTGGCGTTATTAGGATTTTTCAGCCATATTCTAATGCCAATTGTCTTATTTGAGAGTTCTTCATCCGTACAATCACCGTAACGCTTCTTGTCAGATTTGCCTACCTCATTCTCCGCATCTTCCAGGGTAACGGTTGCAGGTTCCTTTTTCTGTGCTGGCTTCTCTTTGAACTCTGCCGTGATCATTTCTTCCGCTGGTGTGGTTTCATAGCCAGCCAGGTTGATGATCCATGAGAACGCTAACCGATACGCCTTGCCTGTTGCCCGTGTTGCAGCCATTGATTTGAGTGCGTATTCATCACGCTTAGACCAGTTCTTTTCGTCCCTGGTGCATATCGCTGAAGCACCGCCAATAGTCGCCATATCAGACGTGCGCACTAATTTAACATACGCCTCGTATCCGTTCTCTAATTTCTCGCTGGATACCTCTATCGGTAATACGCCAAGCATTGCGCCTAATGTAGACCATCCCTCAACCCGTACATATTTACGGCCACTAATAACTGAAAAAAGTTTCTGTTCATTGATAATCCCTGCAAGTGCCTTTGCTACTGGCTTCGCTTTCGCAATCACGTCCTGCGGGTTTGATGCCTGTACCGTTCCTAATTGCACAACTTCACTAACTATTACTTCGTTTGTCATTTGCTTCCTCCGTATAATTTATTCTGGATCAACTCGTCAACCGCAATCAGATGTCCGGTTACTTCCGCAAGTTCAGCAACGGTGAATATCGGGTTGTTCAGGTTCTCTTTCTCAATTTCATTCCCCAAATAATTATTAATGAGGGGGCGTAACTTATTCCAATGATATTGTTTAATTTCCCTGTCGTTCATTCGCTTCCTCCATCCGTTGAATATACTCGTCAAGTGCTAACCTTACCACGTCAGACTTGTATTGACCGTGGTCATCAGCCCACTTTTCAATATACTCAATCTGTGCTTGCGTGAATACTACTGTCATTGGTCGTTCAAACCTTTTCTTTGGGGGCATGTTTCTCCTTTAGTTTATATGTTCGATTGAATCTACCGCAACGCTCACACCAATAATGAACTATGCCTTTGGTCGGCTCATATTCGTAGTGCAGCATGATACCGCAATAAGGACATTCTTTATATGAATCATTCATCTTTCATCTGGCGCATGAGGCGAGCGTGTTCGTAAGCCGCATCTCTCGCATTATAAAAATCACAAATACATAACGCGTCAGCAGGCATAGCACCATCTGATAATATTTGCACCAGCTTCTCGCTATCCTCAATCAGCAACCGCTTCTGTTCGCGGATGGTAAGGAGTTCTTGAATAGCACATCTAACTCGGTTGTAATATCCATTTGCGCCCTCTATAAGATCCCACTCTGTAATCTCGATCAACTCATGCAAACTCTTTTCTGGTATCATTTCTCCTCAATTCTTCTCAAATTCTTGACCGATCCGCGATAAGCCAACCGCCAGGATGTCATGCACGCACCGCCGAAAGAAGTCGAGCCGTCAAACATGGTACTATCTAATGCCATGATCGATAATAAACCTCTGGTGCCAGTCTGGGATACCTTTACGGGTATTCCGTTGTAAGTTCCGGTAATCATCTATGCGCCTATGATCTCGCCGCATGATTTACAATGCCAGCAATCAGGTATCTCCTGCTGGTCATATTCACCGAGGATGTCTGTGCAATCCACGTATCCACCTGGGCGAAAGGTCATTACCTTTTTACACTTAGGACATACTACCTCTTGCTCACCGTTAGCGTGCTTGACTGTCAGTATTGTTTTCATTTCATTTCTCCTTGATGTAATAATATAATATCATATAATAAGGGATAATACAAGTAATTAATACAGGTTGGCAACCTGTATCTAAGCATCGTTGTGTGGTAGAATATAGAAGATTCCGGTTCAACAAATACCGGACATTCCTCCTTGAGGCGAGTGTTTTTCATTCACTCGCCTCTACTATTATTAATGGGGAATGATCGTGCTTGAAATTATTTTCAAGTATCCTTGTATAGTCAAGTTTCTTTTTATGAGCAGATAATACCACGTAGAAGGTATTATTGATACACAAAACAAAACACCGCCAAGAAGTTCCTGCAAGTGTGCATCGGATGGAATTTCCGTTTTGTATCACACTCCGTCTTAGCGGTGTCTGTCGATCGTGAACCCACGATCTCCCTTCCATAAAGGAATTGGTTACATTATACTACATCACTCATATACACGCCATGCGGTTTGATAATCGTGATGATTTGCTTGCTGCCTTGTTCAACTTCAACAATTCCCGTTCCACCACAACCCACACACTCACGTTCAGTCGGCGCACCCTGCGGTCTGACTTTCTCAGATACCATTATTCCGCTACCGTTGCAGATGGGACATTTCATTCCTCTACCTTAGTAATATTAAATTCGCCATTCCAGATATTGAACTTGCCGGTAATGTGTGTCGTCTTCGGTAACACTTGCCAATATTGCGTTTCATCGTCAGTAGTAATTGTTGTACTTCCGCTTTGTGGTAATTCATAATCATCCATAAATATATAGATGTCATTATCAAACTTATCATCATCACGCATCCACGCCACTTTACCATCCTCATATTCGTGAATGAGTAAGTGTGCTTCCTGTTTCCAGGGAATAGCCCAATCAGGAATAACGCCGACTGGTGCAGGATGATAACAATGCAATTGTGATTGTGCGTAAAGTCCAGGATAATGTGCCTTGATCTCATTCCACTTTAGTCGGCCAGGTAGGTTATAAGTCAGAATGACCGCCTTCGGCCAACCACACATAGGGAGTGAATCATAGCCCTCAATGCAAGTGTTATATATCTTCAATACATCCGGTTCTGTTGTCGTGTTAGCTGACCATTTTGGAATGTACGGTCTGCCGTTGAAAGTATAAACCCCTGTCTTGTTATCATACGTGCCTAATATCATATCATTCCTTCCTTATTGCAGGCCCTTTCGAGCCTGCATTTTGACACTATTTACTTGCTGATTTTTCTCCAGCATCTTCAACTGCAATTGCGCCAATAAGCACGCCAACTAATATAACAATTGATTGCCAGATCGCTTCCGGTACGTTAAGATAATTCAGAACGATCGCCTGAACACATCCGAATACCGCCAACCAGAACTTACGCGATTTCAATAAACTCAATAAACCTGCCATTTTCTACCTCCTTTCGTTTTCCTAATTATAACATTAATAATTCCACTTAACAACATTACCTTCCTTGTCGTGGTGGACCGTATCTTTTATAAGCTGCTCTGTGTAATCTTGCCCCTCGTAAACCCTGCCTTGATAAAACGCCTTACCGTCTTTTATCATCACCGGATCAATGAAACAATCTTCATCGTTGTAATGAAGAATCGCAAACCCCTGCTGCCAATTCGGGCGTGCTGTTTTAGCTGGTACAGTTCCATCAATTTTGCATAGACAACCGGGCGAGAACGCTTGAATATAGTTAGTCTTTCCGTTTCTGTGTTCTGTTCTGACCGCCCACTCAAAACGGTGAATGTGTCCAAATATCTCTGTGTATGTAGCTTCTTTAGAAATTGCTGATGCTGTCGATCCCGATCCTTTACGCACCACGTTCCCATGTCTGATAACAACCTTATCGTTTATCCAATGTTCTGATTCTGGATAGTTGCCGATGTAATTGATATTCAGCTCAGGAAGTCCTAATAGATATGGAACACTCATTACTGCTAACCCGTCAATATTATTCGCCTTCCTTATTCCATAAGCAGGCAGCAAATGATTGATGATCATGTTCTCAATTCTTATTTCGTGATTGCCCTCAAAGTATTCCATCTCTGATGTTGGCTGTAATTTGCGCAACATGCCACACGTCCAAGAGTTCTCGCATAATGCAGCTTGCGTGTTGAAGTAGTAACTTATTTTCTTTTGGAATTTATCAGACCACATGGCGTTATCTCCCCAATCACCGCCAAGACCTACCCAATCAAACACGAACTCTCGGCAGAACTGGAAGGCAATATCAATCGCTAACCTATCGTGAAACGGAGTTAGTTTATTTGAGCGCATGTTTTGCGTAAAGCCAATATGAGGATCGAATAACAGCAATCCTTTTTTATATTCTGACTTCTGCGCGTTGACCTTGCGCATACTTCCAACGCTAATATTTATAGGGGATATTACAGGTCTGATTGCCTCAGGTTCCAGCTTTGTTAGCCACGCTTTTACCTGGATAAGATTCTTTAATCCAAACTTTGCCCCGAACACTTCCCACTTATTTATTACATGCCTATCGATCTTCCATATATCAAGATCAATATCACATTGTTTTATCAGCTCATCAAGCGTAGTGATCCTAACAGATTTACAGTCAATCACCCTCTCATTATCTGTTATGGTATCTTCTAACTTTTCTTCTGTATCCGCCCCATTGATTGTTTGATTAGATATTCTGTTATTACGTTTCAGGGTTTTCAATGTGTTAATTTTGATTCCCGTCTTTTTCGCAACTTCCTTTAGCGGTACATCAGCCATTAATAATTGTACGGCTTCCGCTTTCTGCGCTTCATTATACTTGCTCATATTCCTCCAATATTACGTATAGTATATTATATACCATAAATATACGGAAATACAAGTATCAGATTATGAGCCGAAGAAGAATGTTTTGATAAGAAGTCCAAGACCAGTTGCGATAGATCCCCAGAATAAGCCACTCATTTTGTTATCAATTGAATCCAGCTTTTTTACCTTTGAACTGATGACCGCCATTTGAGTTACTATTCCATCTTCACCGGATAGTAACCGTTTATGTTCCATCACCGCAGGATTGATAACATCGTTAGTGTGTTGACAATGACTTTCAAAGTCGTCAATTTTGCCGTCTATTCCATCAATGCGCTTAGTATTCTTATTTGCTATATCAAGAACATCTTTGACGTAGATTCTTTTCTTTAGTGATGATTCCATATATCCTCGCGTTGATAACTGGTCATTTATTCACCCCTCTGATGGCTTCAAAAATTATCTTTAGGATATTTCCGATGAATAATATAAACTTCTCCCAACCTGTCGACTCAGGTTGCGGGATAGGGTCAGGTATTGGATCGGGAATGGGATCAGGTTCTGGTTCGGGTAAAGGTTCTGGTTCAGGCAAAGGTTCAGGTTCTGGTATAGGTTCCAGCTCTACATTCAGACCGGCAAGTTCATTGAACAATTCATCTGATCCCATCCAGAAATCACCGTCCATATTAGGAAGTCCAGGCAATTGCATCTTCTCTGTAAATTGCCATATTACCCCATCAATCCCATCACTCAACCCAGACGGTTTACCATAATACTTTGTCGGATCGGTAACTATATTTGTAAGTGGATATTGTGCTATCCAGAATGGATAATCAATACCCCACGCCGGATGTCCGAACTTGTTAACCCAGAATCCGTTGCGGGTATAAATCATAACTCGCCAACCCCTCTTTTCAAGATAGCATACAAAGGAATATAGAACCTCGGCACAAACGGCAGGCGACTGACCATCAATTACTTCACAGTCAATTGCTAGAGGGAAATCAGGCGCATCATTCGCATCAACTATTTCAAGGAAATGCCGCGCTTGTTCAGACGCGCCCACGTTAGGATGGAAATAATAATATGCGCCGAATGGAATATCTAATCGTAAACATTCATCGCGGTTCCGATTGTACTCAGGATCGTACCATTTATTCCCGTTATATATTTCACCGGCTTTAGCAAAGACGAACTCGATACCATGTCCTACCATCTTATCGAAAGAAGGCGTGCCTTGATGATGTGAAAGATCAGTTCCCAATTTCCTCATTTATGTCTGTCCTTGTAATGCCTTTATGTCTGCAACCGTTATTCCATTAATTGACTTGTAATCTGTGATTCCGTTTATTGATTTTATTCCAGGGATTCCAGCAGTATGTATCAAAACTAATTCGGGCGGGTCTGGGTCTGTTGCCGCATCGTACTGATAGCCATCGTTTAATTCAGGGGTTGCATTTTGGCGAAGAACTATGCCGTTGTTAGTCAAACCGCCATCAATCCACCCTTGTATGCCGGCATTAGAAAGTGTAATTTCTACCCAAGAACCAATTGCATCAGCGGCGGTTGTTGCTTTCGTTCCAATCGTTGTCGCTTCTCTGTCAGTTCCCGAACCGTCTGCGCCGGCAGTTGACCAGTTCGTGCCAGTTATTCTTATGTTCCACGTTGCTTGTGTGTCTATCCAAGCAACCAAAGACCTATAAACATCAATCTGACCAGCGTTAAACGCGTAATCTGTTTGAACGGACAACCTTAATTTTGCCTCTGAAACCGTTTCTCCTGCCAAAGAAGAAACATCAAATTGAAGCAATCCGTGAAAATAGTTAGCTGTTGCCGAGTTTGCTCCACCAATAATCAAAAAATTGTGATAGTTTTTAGTAGGTCCAAGTGCTCTCAAATGGCAGTTTTGCGTTGAAAATAATGTTGTTGTCGTCATTATGCCGCGTGCTCCGTAAATATTAGCGAAGGATTCCAATACAGCATATCGTCAGATATTGCATAAGCCACAGATTGCATAACTGAATCCTCAGTTGTTGGGATTGTTTGCGTCAGCGTTCCTACTGTTTCTGATAAGTAGATTAGTGAAAGTTCACCCGGACCAGTTGTCCAGTTCCAAGAATCTAATCGCATTAATCCATGAAATAGAACGCTTTTTGTTCCTGTGCCTGCTTCTAACGCCAAAGCGAATGCTGGGGCTGTTGCAATATCATCAGCGTCAGCCTCGTCCCAATGTCCATCTGCAGCTATGAATAGAGGGCAACCAATTCCGGTAGTATTAGAATCCACCGTAACGTCTGCAATAATTCCCTGGGGCGTTTCATCGGCAGTAGGTTCAATCGTGGCTTCGATGCTATTACCATTTAATATGAGGTTAGATGTCGGCGCACCACCACCGCCAAACGCCATCCATGAAACAAGAGTTTCATCATAAACAAGAAAGGCAAAGTCGTGAGAATCGTCAAGTGTAATGTCTGCGTTTCCATTACATAAGATATTGCCGGTTCCGTGCTTGATGACAATAGTTCTATCTGTATGATCTGGCCGGAGTATTAGAATAGACCCCTCTCCAATGTTACCGCTAATTGTGACGGTGTCTAGGTCGTCAGAAGCGATATCTCCTGCGGTGTCAACTGTGTGGTAATTTGATGTTACCGTGATTACTCCAGCAGCTATTGTTAGTTCAGTTGCCTCAACGAAAGCGAGCGTATTCCAGATCTTTTCCTGGTTAGTTTGTAGCGTATTGACGTGGCTAGCCATAACGTCGTCCACATTATCTACCTTCGGTGTTAGCGCTAATATTGCTCTAGCCATTCTGTACCTCTTTATATTTAGTTAAATATTCAGTTGCTTTTTTAGCGATATCTGGATCATCCATAAGCAACCCTATCGCCATGTTGCAGTGATAACATAATATTCCCCTAACCATTCCTGTATCGTGGTCGTGATCAACGTGTGTATTTGTTGCCATATCTAATTCGTTTCCGCAAATAGCGCACCTACCGTTTTGCTCGTCTATAATTTTGTTTCGTTCTTCAATAGTAATCCCGTAATTCTTAACTAATATATATTCCTTATGTCGTTCAGCTATTCTTTCTTTGTTTCGTTTGCAATATGCCCTTCTCTTCTTTTTAGCGCTTGGGCTTTGGCTGTATATCTTTCCACGCTCAGATATAATCTCTTTGTTTGCTAAATAGTATTCTCTTTTCTTTGCAGCCAACCTGTCTTTATTTTTTATTTGATACTCGTGTTTAGACTTAGCTATTCTCTTCTTAACGTCTGGCCGCTTGTGATATTCTTTTCCATATTCTGCAACACAACCTTTACACCAATTTGCGTGCCCGTCTTTTTGGTTTTTGTCTTTATGGAACTCACCTATTGGCTTATCAAGTCCACATCTCTGGCAAGTCTTTATTGCCACATAACTTAATGTTGATCGTGCCATATATTACTCCTTGTAAAACTCTATAAAATCAGGCGGTAAGTTGTTTATATTTCCTTCAACCGCTTCCCATAATTTCGCATACGCTTCTTTGTAAATACATTCTTCCGTTTTTATATAGCACGAGTTGTTTTCTAATACAGAAGGAAACACACTTATTGCTTCCTTAAATTCATCTGTCTGTGAAGGAAGATTGAGCGCATAATCTAATCTGTGCCCCTCTTCATGTATACAAGTAGCTGTATCATTACAAACAATATAATCAAAGTCGGCAAAATACACGCCGCTTTTACCAATAAACGATAACAAAACCGTGATTATAAAGTATAGTATATTCATTATTTTATTCCGTACAAAGATGCCTTTGAGCCAGCTATTATATTCCCAGCTCTTAATGTTAATGTTATCTGATTAATTGCTGCTGTACTCCGCCATGTTCCGCCGGTTGTCTTAAACATCATATCAGTATTTGCTGTGGCTTGTGCATATTTTACAAATCCATGACATATCATATTTTTTTTGAAAGTTGTGTTTGCATAATCTATAAACAACATATCAGCAGAACCTGTGTGGCTAGCTGTACCAGTTGAGGCGGTCATTTGTATAACAGCCCAGTCGGTATCACCAAGCGTAGAAACACTTGTTATTGTTCCTCCGCTAACTGTTGCTAAATCACGCAAATCGTAATTCGCGCCACCATCTCCATTTACAGTAACTTCTAGTGTAGCTGATGTAGCGACAGAGTCGCCCCTGAGATTGCATATTATCTTCAAGTTTGTATATGTAGCAGGTATTGCCGTGAAGTCAAAACTTGCTACTGCGCCGCCAGCTAATTTTTCTTCAATCAAATGAAATGCTCCACCACTTCCCCACTCAGGAGCAGTTTCACCGACATTTACAATAAGCGATTCACCAGCCGTTCCAATCCCAAGTCTACTTTTAGTTGTTGCGCCAGTATAATAATCTATATCTCCGGCTAATGTTCCAACCCAAGCAGCGGCCTCATTATCCCTTACGTATGTATTCATGTGTGCGGCTGTGATAACTTGGTTGGTTACGTACAGGGGGATTGCAGACCTTGCCATTACTTCACCGCCTTAATGGATTCTTTATTTTCTTTTCTCAAATGCTTTACTGTTTCTCCTGGGAGCCATGATCTTGATAACACTCCCTTATCATCTATTATAACAGGTTCAGCATTTACTGTTCTTTCAATCACGTGCGTGCCTCCCTTGATAATAACAGGTCTCTTCAATAATACTGTTTCAATGTCTTTAATTTCCTTCTTAGAAGGGAATATTACTTTGCGTGGCTTTCCATGATTCTCAAAATTTCCACATGAGAAACAATAGAATATTGGCTCGTCTGGATCAACCGTCTCAGCTCCACCACATTGGCACTTTGCAACCCATTGACCAAAATTAACTTCCGCATAAACAGGCTTCCCAATAGGTTCACAATCTACAAATGGAGTATCAAGCGTTCCTCCCATTCTTGCGCAGATTTTATTAATCCGTTCTTTCATAGAATTAACGCGTTCTCGTTTCATGTAATCTTTAGCATTTATAATTTTCATTTTTGTATTCATTTTCACCATGCCAATATTGTGCCAGTTCCTAATAAGTCTACACCCAATCGCCAGAAGTCTCCACCGCCCACATTATAAGTCGGCTCGAATTGAAACTCCGTTCTCACTAACTGGCCTGACTTATTCAGCCATTTATGTTTTATTTTACTAAGCTGAAAGTCTGTGTCAATTCCCCAGGTTGCTAATGTTAATGTAACCTTGTCAAATAGCTCTAAATCAAATTGAATTGTCGGTCTATCCTCTACAAATCCTTTAGGAAATATTGGATTAGCTAACATAAACCCAGCAAGGAACGTAGCCATATCCTGCGCCACATTTGTATCCTGAAGCCATGCAAGGTCAAGATTGAACGCCTTTGGGCGAGTGTCATATTCAGCCCCTTCGCCGACCTTTTCAGCCACATCAGGAGATTCTACCGGCTTCCCTCTTACTTGCAGAAGAGTTAAATATCCTGTATTAGCATTGTTATTTGTGATAACCGTCTTTGATGTCTGGCCAAAATCACTAAATGAAATAGTACAGTCTGCACCAATATCTACACCACCGCCATCTTCTTGAGTATTCATGCTCCAGTCAGTATTTAATAATGGTGTAACTATATCAATAGCAGGAACATTATTTCCATCGTAAGTATGATATGCCCAAACTTCGTAATCGTCTCCACTTCCGCTAATAGATGGTATTTCGTTCAGCGTCCATATAACTTGTAACGCCTGCTCTACTTTAGGATATGCCTGAATGCCAACAATATTGCGTGTGAACTTTCCTGGCTGCGGTATGCTAATATCTTTTAATAGTTCATCTTCTGTTAGTATGGTAACTGCGGCAGCGTCATTATGGCGGCTGTAATATGTTAGCTTTCCATCTCTTGCAACAAAGACATAACCCATCCCTGATTCTGAAAGACTTTCAATTTCCCCTTTTGCTTTTAGTTTCGGCTCCCACCAGTAATTAATAACGTCCGGCCCAATATCTAAATCTCTTCCCCAAATAGCAGGCCAGTTTACATAATCAAGTATTGCACCAATGGCAGTATCGGCGGTTATGTCTTCTTGAATAGCTGCTCTAACGTCTGCTTCCTGTAAGAAATTCCAACATCCCTTAATAATAAGATCCACAGTTCCCCTGCGTCCGTAAGGAATTAACTCATCAAGGATTCCAGTAAATACAGGGTAATTTACGCCAGCAGTTCCATTCTTTACTTTTATCTGTACTTTCTTTCCTGATTCCAAGTTTCCATATAATGCACCGGCAGCATTAAAAGGGTCATACCGCCCAGTGTCATTATAGAGTCTGATCACCGCCTCTCCGATTGGCATTCTCTCAAATCCGTCTGCTTTAGGTCTGATGTAATAATCTCTTCCTCTTGATGACTGGAAATCATAAGCATAAGCCGCTTCATTCTGCCCGTCAAATAAGTCGTCATCATCCCAATCAACTTCCATTGACCATAATAAATTAGTGGTAGTAGTTACTCCATATTTGAATTCTGAATATTTCTCAGGTGATACCCATCCGTATTTTGTCATCTTGCCATTACCGTTCTTAGCCCGCTCTCAATAAATGGCAATAGTGTCCGCTTTGCTTCTTCAGTATTTGCTAATGATACGGCTGAATGAATATGCAGGTTTACGGTAACACTACCCATAAGTTTATTATTTGGAATTACATTGCCTGATCCGCTTCCCATCTGCAACACTTCTGGACCTTCTTCACCGACAATATAAGTCCTGCCTGCTGATGTTGCGCCACCGCGCGCATGTCCTATTTTCGCTCCATAGTTAGGATTTACATAGCTACTATTGCCAGATGATGCCCCGCTTTGATAAGCATATTTTGCAACATTGTACCCTAAACCACCTGGAGCAGATAGCCTTTGGTACACATCCCATATTGCAATAAGTCTGGTTATGTCACTGTATACATCTTTCAATTTCCCAATCAACCAATCAACATACCCTACCATCTTGCTTATTTTAGAGTAAGACCCTTCTCCAAAAGCCATATCAAAAGCACCTGCCCAGTTACCTTCTACAAGAAGGGTCATAATTCCGACTAAACCACTTTCATTGTCACCAATTACATTTTCAAGCCATGCAAAAAGATTATCAAGTCCTTGCTGTATCTGTGGATCATCCCACATTACAAGTAGCTTATCTGTTATAGTTTCTAATACTGGGCGGAGCCTGTTTCCAATCTCTACTTTTAGGTTATCCACATTAGCTTCCAGCCTTGCCATGTTTGCAGCTGCACCTTCCCCTTGCTCGCCGACCTTCTCCATTGTCTTTCCGCCCTCTTCCATAACAGCTTGCATAAATGCGGTTTCACGAGTCATACCCTCTTCGGCTTTCATTAGTTCTTCAATGCGGTCTCTTACTACGTCAGAAGAAATACCAAAGTTATCAAGTCTTGGAATTGACTGATTAGCCAACATCAAAGCAAATGCTTCTGCGGAATCTGTTGCATCCATGCCCATAGCAGAACCTAACTGTGTAGACATCTCAACCAATTTGGATGATTCTTCTGTGGTGTCAGCAAGTCCCATAGCCACAAGTTTGTTTGATGCTTGCATTAAGTCGGCGTCATTCAGCATACCGCGAGAAGCAACCCGAAGGTCTTTTATCATTACGTCTGCATTTTCGCCAATGCTATCAGCAAGAGAATCAAATGTGTTTCTCAACCTTTCAACATTAGCGGATTCTTTAGCTAAATCATATCCGATCTTTCCAATAACAACGCCGGCAGCTACAACGGCAGCACCAGCAATAGCAGCACCCTTGCCAAGCTTCCCCATAATGGAAGTAAGACCCTTCATTTCTTTAGAGGCTTTATCGGTTGCCTTAATAATGATTTCTACAACGTTTTTACTTGCCATGTGCTTTTAGCCATCCTCTTAGTCTGTGATACCATTCCTCAGTACATTCTTTCTCAAACTGCCATGGGGACATATTGCATTCGTCTGCCATCATTTTAGTAATAACCCATAATGGCACTACTGCTTTTTGTCCTTTTCCAAGGGCTCTGATTTCGTTGATGGTTTCCCATCTACAGTAGGGTTTCCATCGCCTTCTTCACCATCTCCGTCCTCTTCTTGTTTACCAATTATCGCATCAATCATATTGTTATATTGTTCTTCGGTTGCATCCCATAAGGATTCTTTGGCTTCTTCCTTATCTTCTGGCTCAGTAATAAAGTTCACAAGAAAATCAACCATTTTGTCAATCCATGCAGAATCAGATACATCAAAATCTTTTAGCTTCGCTCTAAATTCTAAACTCTTTTTGAGGCGTTTAAGATACCCCGGAGTTTGTGGTGTTGGTGCTTCAAATATCAGCTTGCTCATTTCGTTCCTTTCTATTAAGGTAATACGTTTAGACTATCTGCTACTAATGTGATCGTTGAAAATGCGGCTTCGGTTGTATTGTATTGTCCTCTGAACATTACATCTACAATATCGTTGCCGTTATCTTCGCCTATCTTTTCAAACTTCTCGTACTGACCAGCTAAGTCAATGATTAGTGTCTTATAGGTATAAGCTCCTGCGGTTACAAGTGCTGATCCTTCAATCTTTATTCTGATCAACCGCCCTGCATGGCCACCATCTTTCCATAACTGCTTTTCATCAGATGAATCGCCGTTCCACTCAAGCGTCATTCCAAGTCTAATGACCGGATTGACTAATGCAGCCCTTGGGAAATATAACTCTCCGCTTGCTGCTGGGCGTGCCTGGATGCCTGTTTCAACATCAAGATCAAATCCCATCAGTAAAGCAGTCATAGCACCATCGCCAAAAGCTCCGGTGTCTGGGTCAATAGTCAATGCGGCTTTTGAGAATAAAATATCTTCTACGTTTGGAAGCACAGCGCTATCGGTAAAGTCCTGTTGGATAGTTGCGGCTTCTGCTGCTTGAACAGATAGAGTATCACTAACGGTAAGTGCATCAGCCGTAGTAACTGTTACTGTTTTAAGACCGTTGTTATTAGCAATAGTAGCGTCCTCGATCCTGACATTACAGCCAGCAGGAAAGACCGGAAGTTGCCCAGCAACAGTAGGGGTAATAATACCTGGAGGACCAGCTGCGAATGCTGCATCAGCCAAAGCAACCTTGTTTCGTTCTGCTTGCCTTGCCTCAAAAGTAGCACTAACCATCAATGGCATTTTCGGTTTGCCAGATAGTTTGAAGTTGCTACAGAAAGCATAAGGCAATATTTCCATTTCCTCATTATCGCCTGCCTCAATAGAGTAGGTCTGGAAGTCATTTACCGGTTCGATGTATGAGAATGGATAAGCGTAAATATCACCAGTGCCAGCACCATCCGCAACTCCTGTGTTGAGAAGTTTTATACCAGCGGATAAGTAATAACCTAATTGCTCAAATGTGGCAGGGTTTTCCTCGATCTCTAATATTGCTGACTTATAAGGATTGCTTACCCTTTCAACGTCTACTAGATAACCAATATCCTCGTCTGGAAAGTGCATCACCCGCTGATCGTCAACCGTACCAGTAACACGCTGCACGGACGTTGCCAGCCCGATAGTTCCTTTAGTCGCTGTCGCTTCCTGGAATAACTGTATCCTTCGTAATCTTTTAATACCGCTCATTCATCACCTCTTTTGTTTTCCTTTCCGCCTAATTTAACTTTATTAGCTTTAGGCGCAGGCTTTTTATATACGCCATTCATAATCAAGTAATCTACTCCGCCATACTTCTCAACTTCATCAACAGATAGATTTCTTGCTGGTATCCCACGAAGAGAACCTCTAACGTGAATCAATCCTATTTTCACCATGCTCACCTCTTTATATAGTAACTTTTCCTTTAACATCAAGCTCCATTTGCCAACCTAGCGTGCCTACTCCGGCGTATTCCATATAACCAAACGTGCCTCTAAGGTCTGTGAACGTATCCACAGAATCGCCAATAGTCGGATCGTTAATCAATTTTTCAAGTATCTGTATCCTATAAGGCAACGCTGCCGCATAAGCGGTTGGTAGGTTCTGCCTTGTTAGATGTATCTCAATTGTTATTGTGTCAATCACCTCATCCCAGTGATAAGTGCCGCCCAATGTTTCAAAACTCTTGATATAAACTAAAGAGAACGGAAACTGATGGATACCTTCAGGCGGCGATGGGGGAGCGGCCTTAATACTGGCCGCGATAGTCTGTACCATCGTTTGAATGTTAGTCACGGCTGTCGTGAGGTTGTAAGTCATACAGTAACCCTTCGCAAATAGCTGATTGTTTCTTCTACTTCAGGGTCCATCCTTCTTGTATATTTCAATTGCCCTAATTCAACAATCGCTCCGGTGTCCTGGAATCCCTGCTGCCCTCGTTTGAACCAGCGCGCACATTGAACAATAGCGACTTGCTTCACATCATCAGGTACAGTTGCAGAATAGCCGAACTTACCAACTATGACAACCGATTTCTTGAACTTTGGCCAGTAATACCAATCACCGTTAATCGTATCAAGTTCGATGAAGTTATATGGCATTACTTCCAGTAAAGCATTTGGCGGATTCATAAAGTAATCAGTTGCCGCTAATGCTGTCAGGTCTGTCAAGTCGCCCGCTTCAGCTATTGAAACAGTCGTTGGTGATGCCGCAAGTTCGCCAATGTATAAATCCACATTACCGCCAGCAGTAAAATATCTAGTAGTATCCGTGTCAACATAATAAGCGCCTGGCTCTCGCTTCGTATAACGGTCAATATTCCTTGATGCCCTCGTAGCAAGTAGGGCGATCAGGGCGTCATAAGTGGCGCCCCAATTCCCGTCAGGCATAGCCGCTTTTACTTCTGCGGAAGTACAATAATCATTCGCCATCGTCTACATCATCTTCGAGCAAATCAGAAGCATCACCAACCCACGCTGCGGGCTTCTCGGCTATTTCGGCAGGGGTGGCGTATCTGCCACCCCGTTTATTCCCTGATTTTCTCCCATACCGGCGTTGTAACGCCTTTCTAATCTTAGGATCAACCTCTTTAACCTCGATCCTCTTACGTGGTTTGGCAGTCTTTTTGACTACTGTTTTAGCAGTCTTTTTCGTTGCTGCTTTAGCCATTATTTACCTTCTTTCTTTTCCTCTTTTTTCGGTATGAAGTGTTGGTTCATTTCATCAGAAGTAAATGGCAACGCTCCATACTGTTTTATGATCGCTGCCTTTTCTTTTTCGTTCAATACTACTCGTCCCTTTTTATCTTTTTCCATCAAATCTCCTTTAGCCTGTTAAGTCAGCATCACCGATTTCACTTGCTCCGGCTGCTCCGGCTGTGTGCATACCGCTTGCGATACAACCACTGTTATTTGCGTCAATGAATCCGGCAAGTGTAGTTTGTGCGGTGCTGCAATTTGTTAGCGTAACCAATATACTCGCTCCACCTGCTGCCAATCGAACAAAGTGTTTTGTTACAGTTGCGCTTGCGAAGTAGCAATCATTTATATGCAATACAACTGCATCTCCATGTAGAATGTCTGCATCTGTGCATTGGTGGAATGTGCATCCCTTGATGATATTTTCAGAAGGATTGCCTTTGGAACTGCCACCGATACCGATTCCATAATCATCACCATATTCGATTACACAATCTATAATGTGAATCCATTTTGAACCCAGATTCATCACACAACCACCATCAGCACTTCCGCCACCATTAATACGGCAGTTTACGATCTTACAGTTATTGCCCGCTCCATGCAGAATGTCTGCGTTATTGAAGTCATCCTCAAACAAAACCGCTGGCATTCCAAACTGGTTACAGTTTGCGCCATCTGGAGTTGTCCACGGCTTTGGATCTCCGTTCTGTGCCTTAATCGTTGCAAAGTTATAAATCTCAACATTTGGCCGACCAACTGAAATTGTCGGTGCTGTTGCCGCTGCTGTTCCATGCAAGAAAACATTTGAATCTGCTATTAAGCGGATAGTTCCTATTTCGCCAATGTTGATACCACCAGCATCCCATAACATAGCTGTGTAATCAAGTCCTGTTCCAACTCGTGAGAACCATACATCTTCAAGATAGTATCCGCCTTCAACGTGAATATTTACATCAATCAAAGCATATTCCGCTGTATTGGCCACATCTACCGCGCCCTGGATAGTTGCTTTTGCTCTTTCGTATGAAAGACCATCCCATGTATCGTTTCCGCGTTGTTCGCTGACATATAACTCAACCTCAGCCCCAACTCCGCCGTACGTAGTCGGCTCTATCGAGCTGCCTCCATAAATGGACATATTACCTTTGAACCATTTAGAGTGCATTATTTTACCCATATTAAACTCCTTGTATATGGGGGGATTGCTCCCCCCGTTTTGTTAGTCAATAATCACCGAAGGAGGACCATCACCCTTATAGCGATTCTCTAAGATGTAAGTACATCCGACAATGTTCAATATATTTGAAGCTGCCGCATAACCTTTTATGCAGTCAAATGCTCCAAGAATTGAAGGATCTACCTGGAAGATCACGATCTTTGTTTTCAAAGCAACGTCCAGCGTATAAGTTGCCGCGTCTGTTGCCCGTGTAAACTGGTCAGTATCACAATCCAGGTTGTACCAAATTGGCATAGTTGCGGCTACTTGCACCGCACCTGTTGCAGCAACATCCGTTGCTTTATAGATGCTTAAAACTGCTTGAGTTGCTTCACCTTGCGCCATGTGAAAAACCACAAACGCTTTGTGAACAGTTTTGCAACTGATCCAATCACCTTCAATGGCCGCAGTATTTACTTGCGGCTTGAATCCGTTAATCAAGGCTCCGCCTTGTGGAAGTTGTAAATTAGACATAATTATTTATCTCCTTATCTTGTTTCTAGTGCAACAAACGGGCTAAGAGTTACCGCGCTGTTTGCTGGTGTTAATGTTCCTGGCCATGCGGGTTGTCCATCAGCTCGATATACAAAGCGGAAGCATGTTTCGTCATATAAGAAATTGACGTGAATGCTTTGTGCTTGCTGCATACCGCCCTTGTCGATCATCCAATACTGCGAGAGGTCTGCGAAGATAATATCTCCGAGTGTTCCAACAGTCTGACAATACTCAACAGGGATTACAGGGCGACCATAAAGCGTTGCAAATGGTGATCCAGCTAACCCACCTGCCGGCAGATATACGGGAACGCCAGTTGCGCCAACTGCCACATACATACTATGCAGTTGTGGTTCGCAGTCCTGATTGATGAACCATACCGCGTTCTTGCGGCTTGGTGCATACATACGGCTCCACATATTAACGATGTTCTCGCTAACAAGCGTGTCCGCCGGTTGTCCTGCTTCTTCAGCAACAGTAACCAGTGCTGGGGCATTTAGAATCCCAAGCGGCTGTCCTGCGCCTGTGCCATTGATAACCGCATCTTCCAATTGGTAAGTGAATTCCATCTGGAACGCGTAATTGATGATCGCTTCTAATGCTACAGCATCCTGTAACAATTCATCGGTTGCATAACACAGACCAATCAACTTGTTTAGTTCGAGTAGCAACTGGCCGAAAGTCGGGTTGCTTGCTACTTTTAGTGCGCCTTCTGCTTTCCAATAAGCTAATACTCCACCCCAACGGGAGCCATCAGCACGATTGCCCTCATCAAGATAATTAGCACGCAAGCTGTTTGAGTTTGCGCTGATCGGGAAACGTCTTACACGGCTGAGAATCTCACCCTGAGAAAATGTCAGTTTGAGTAATTCAGAAGCAAAATCTTCCTGAACTAAGAATCCACCATCAGCGGGGACACCTTCACTCATTCCGGTCTGCTTAATTTCCATCAATCGCGGATCCATAATCCCACCGGCTGATTTTGCAATACTGGTAAGTTGTTCGCCGAATGATTTGAATCCCATAGTCGGTACTGGTGCTTGTTCTCCAGCAGCCATTCCTGGTACAGCAACGCGTGATCCCAACCCTTTAGTTAGGAATTCGTTTGCTACTTCCAGTTTCTGCGCCATCTGGAATTTCTTTGTCAACTCTTCAGCTTCAGTAACAAGGCGGCTGATTTCAGCAGTAACATCTTCCGGCATTTCATCTTCTTTGCCTTCCCACTCATTGCTTATAACTTGCGCCTTTGCTACAACTGCTTCCAGTTGATCTCTTAATTTATTAATATCCATTTTGTTATCCTTTATATAGTCTTGATTTGATTTGTTATGATCTCTAATCTCTGTAGTGTTATCCTAGTGAGTGCAGGATTTGCTTTGTCAGCTTCCCACGGCTCGGCTTTTATTAACAGTTCTTTTAGATTAGCAAATAGTGATCCGATTTCATCTACCCGACTGTTGAAGTATCCAGCCAGACCGCTTGCAATTTCAACATCTGTCAATGCAAGTGTCTTACTAATGGCTTCAATAAAATTAAAATCGGGTGGTGCTTTGTCGAATTGTTTATAATGTTCTGCCAGGTGGTCATATATTCCCTTTCTATCTGTGTCTGGAATATCACAACCTGGTTTCATTAGTTCTGTCATGGCAATCGCCACGCCTTTCCAAACTACTGGCCCTACCCCGCTGTCTGTTACTCTATGATGAGCAAACTTCAACCCATCAAAAGCGTCTTGTCCAGCATAAGCATAGTGTTCTCTTACTCTGCTCTTTTCAGCTTCTGATAATACTTCCCAACTTTCCTTAGTAAAATCATCAAGCTCTATTGGAACCCACTCACCATCATCTTTTCCAGTGTCCTTATATTGAACGGCTGACTTAGATGCAACTGTGGCTGGATTCATTCCCCAATTTACGTCTGAAATATCAAACAACCTCAGTTCACGTAAATTTCTAACTAATTGGCCTTGACCTTTGATTTCCTCAAAATCATATTTTATGGGGTCATAGGCAAATGACATTTCGTTGATTGCACCTTTTACGATGCCTTGTAGCACTTCTTCTCCTCTTGGAGTGTCTAAGTATTCCCGTTCTACAAGCAACCCGCCCGTAGCTTCAGGGAATTTGTCTTTGATAGTGTCTGGTAGTTTGCTTTGTGACACTTCTTGCAGGTCAATAATCGTTGCAATAGGAGGATCACCGGATTCATGCTGCCATAGATGGCGGATGTGATCCATCCCCTCTTTGATGGTTTTCTTAAACGCACCCTTATGGATCCGATCTGCGCCCAGATCAATGTTGCCGAAGATGGCAGCAAATCCAGTGACCCTTCTACCCTCTACCTCTTTTGTACTAATTATTGACTTGTATTCCATAATATCTCCTATACGATTGACTGCATGATATAAACTTTCTCTTCTTCTGCGGCTGTGACAAAGCCTGTTCCTTCCCAGCGCACTTTATATTCGCCCTCGGTATCTATTAATAGATCAACATGATAATCTCCGGTATCGTCTCTGACTACTTCAGCATCAACCCCATAAGTTAATGCCACCGTTGTTTCTTCGTTGATTTTATATTTGAATATTGTTGTTGTTGGATTAGTTGAAGTTCCAGCAGTATCCGTGAAAGTAGCTGAGAATCTAACCAAATCGCCAGTGTCGTATGTATTACTCATTACTTATCTCCACATTTCCCACATAACTATTAGAAGCAACCAACCCATCTACGCCTGCGTTTGAAGTTGCCAAGTTTCCTATCTCCATTACTACTGCTATAAATGCCGCAGTGCCAGTCATTATATAAGAACCAACATCGCCGGACATAATAATTGCAGATTCTCGTAATGAGGCATCTGTTCCTGTGAGTATGTATGCACCGATTTCTGCTGCTAATCTCCGGCTGAATAGTAAATCGGCCGCAGTTCCAGTCATAAGATAACTACCCACATCAACATGAAATATTCGCTTGAAAAGTAGGTCAGGCTCAACCCCAGACATCGCATAACTACCAACGTCTACAAGCATTCCATAACCCTGATATAGTCCTGTTACTGTACCAGTCAAAAGATATTCACCAACTGCTGCCGACATGACAATATCAGATTCCCGTAAATTTGCGGCAGTTCCAGTTAATGCGTATGATCCTATGTCTGCCGCTAATTTCCTGCCAAATTCAAGGTTTGCATCAAGTCCGCTGAACGTGAACGCACCTACCTCTGCATCAAACCCGTATCCCTGTAAAAGATCAGCATTTACTCCGCTGAACGTGAACGCTCCAACTTCAGCGTCAAAACTATATCCTTGTAATAAATCGGCAGCGGTTCCAGTTAGTGCATAAGAACCAATCGCTGCTTGCATAATAATTGCGGACTCACGCAATGATGCTTCAGTGCCAGCGATTGCAAAACCTCCAATTATAGTCGCTAATTTTCTACCGTACTCAAGATTCGTGGTAACTCCACTAACATCAAAATCGCCAACTGCTACAGGCATTTTATGTTTGAATAATAAATCTGCTGAAACTTCAGAGACATCAAAATCGCCAACAGCTGGGAATATTTTTCTTCCATATTCAGGATTTGCAGCAATACCAGTCACATCAAAATCACCAACTGCAGCATCAAGCGTCCCAATATTCTCTATTTCTGCGTAGGTTCTCGGTACCCCACTATTATAAAGCCACGTTCTCTCGTCTGCTGTAAATATCTTTCTGGCAACAAAGGCAGACCACATAATACCATCTAAATAGGTAGCCGGCGTTGCAGAAGTAATAAGTGCACCTAATACAAACGCAGAAATATTATCATTGCATCCAGTTGTCCACGCTACCTCATCTGCAACACCGTTATTTACTGATATGTAAATTTTATTTGCAACAGGGTCATGCCACCCCATAACAAATGCTTGTGTCGTAGCAGGAACGGCACCGTAAGTATTGGCAAGCACTTGTTCTACTAACGTACCATTACTACTTATCCGGAACCTATATCTATCTTCGCCTTGGTCGTACAAAAGAGCGTACTCTCTATCATTATTTCCGTAATCCCATTTTCCGATGAAATACTGGTCTGGGATAGCCTGTGATTCTAATTTTACCCACGCCCCCAACGTAAATGCCTCGTCTGCGAAAGACAAATCGGCATGGTCGGCTCTCGTAAAGTATTCGGTTTCTGTTAACTCAAAATCACGCCCACCTTCAGTACTTGCAATCGTTCCACCAGTTTCGACTAAATCATGCTCCTTTGAATGACTGTCAATAGCATTACCGTTTGCTTCATCTAACTGCCACCATGCCTCTAATCCAGCTAGTCCAGGATTTACTGCTGCCATTTAAAACGCCTTGCTACCGCACAGCACACATTCCCTGCACTGCACGGTAGGTATAAATAAATATTCGTTTGTCGCGTTCATAACGACCTCGTTTTATTCTAACGAGAATAGACTAGCGCCGAAATCGATCGTGAATGTTTCACCGTCGGCCAGGGTAACGTCGGATCCGTAATCGAACCAAGCGATCAAAGGATCTGATGTTGCTGTCTGATCGAATACAACCACATGCCTGAAGGTTGCCACATCACCAGAAGCAGTGAGTACCAAGTCGGTCAAGACCAGACTATAAACGCCTGCTGTCTGAGTGGAACTGATCGTCACAATCTCCTGCGTGCTAAGATTGGTGTAAGCGATCTCGGTTAAATCCCCCAGTAATCCATTTGCCACTGCGGGTGTGTTGCCATGAGTTGTTAGCGCGACCTGCAGTGTATCTGAACTGAGGTTCATATCCCATCACAGAGATAATCTACGAACGGTTGAAATTTTACGTATGCTGCCATATCTAAACTCCTTTTCTAATCCTTCAAACAAATTGTCATATCTAATCCATGTCCGTTTATACTGCCCGTAAAAAACCCTTGTCTGTTAGTGGTCGCCAGCTAACGTGAAAATGGTTATTAATTCTAAAGCCTGGATTATGTACGCTCATGCTATTCCCACCACTCCATATTCCCTAATCAACGGACGCCATACCGCTTCAAATATCATTATGAATTCTGCTCCTCCACCATCAGATGTGTAATTGAATCTCAAATAAGTGGTCCCCCCATATTTTGCATTGACAATGAATGGAGCGTGTAAATCCAACCCAACCGCACCGTCAATAATTCGCACTTGATCAGACTTCAAAGCAGTTACCGCTACTCCGGCCTGCGCCACTCTCAAAATAGATGTTTGCAACGTGCTTGCTGATAGGTCGGTTCCTGCTGCGGATGTGATCTGTACTATATTAGCGTCACCATCAACCAAGTCAAACCCTGCCGCCGTAACCGCTGAAACATCGTCAACATTAGTAAATATGCCGGACAGTCTTAGTATCTCAACCCCACCTGATATAGTAAATAAGTTCTCGTCTTGCGCACCAGTGGGCGTTCCATCAACAGAAAGCCGTTTACTTGCCACCGACCCCAACTGTGAAATATAGCAATAAGCGGAATTGACAACCATATCCGCGATTTCCGGGCCTGCTAATCCTAATATACTTCCTGGTTTATGTACTGTCATTCAATTCTCCTATGTTGGCGGCCAATAAGGGCGCAACCTTCCATAACTTTCAATCAATGGTCTCCATACGATCTGCCAGCAGATTTGAAAATCCATTGCAGTTCCATCCGTTGTATAGTTAAATCTCATTCTTGTATCTGCTCCATATTTAGCTGACACTATTAACGGTGCGCTCAACTCTAAACCTACTGCTCCATCCACTATCCTTACCTGGTCAGTATCCATTAAGTGTGCCACTGCATTACTTTTATCGATCCTTCCTAACAAAGATTGAACTGTAACTCCTGTGCAATCTACTCCATCCAGTGTTATGTCCACAATGTTCGTCCGATCATACAGGTCAAAATGTACTTTAGTTGGTGCGCCTGTTACATCATCCACATTGTAGAAGAATGACCAGAACCTTAATACTTCTATCGTACCTGTTACCGTTGCAAACTCTTCTGAATACGAGCCTGCTGGGTGGGATTGGCTCTCAACAACCCGACATTGAACAAGGTTTGTCCCTGCCCTGCGGTAGTAGTCATAAAAACTATCACCAGCAATTATCATGCCCCATTTCCAAGCAAGCGTTACAAATGGATCTCCAGGCTCATGTACTGCCATTATTCAGTCGCTACTTCATACATCCATTCAATAATATCCCCGTCTTCAGCGGCATCTACCCAAACATCACTGATATTATCCACCTGAAGCCCAATGCTCCCAGCAGGAATGATTGAGAAGTTATTAGTTTCTGCATCGTCTTTGTCATAACCAATAAACAAAATGCCTGTATTGGTTGACCTTGCTCTGAATACCGCTATTGCTCCCTGCAATACTGCGGCAGCCGTACATTGTTCTGCTGTTCCTGCTGTTGCTATTATGTTATGCCCTGTTCTCTACGATGGAGGATTGAATCCCATAATTACTCTCCTTAATAAATAAATACCCACTCCTGTTAAAGGAGTGGGCAGTTTGACTACTCTTGATTAATGCAAGCCTCGCGGATTGCTGTTTCAAATATTATACCATTAATTCACCATTCCAGTTAGATACCTCATGCCAAAACCCGCGAAAGTCTATCCTATTATTATACGCATAGCCATTATACACATCCATATCATCAAGCGCCTGAATCAATACCCCATACCTTTGGACATCATTCATAACTGCCCTCAATTCCTTGTCTACTGTATCATGTGTTAGTGGTATCATCTCTCATATCTTCATAACAATTCGTCTGGTACACCCGCAATCATTACTCGCACAAATTGAATAATACACACAACAGTTATGATAGCGGTAAATATAACCAATCCTTTTAATATAATCATCACTACCTCCTATCATCAATTATACTACCATCCGTATTTTTTCTCGATCCATCTGACAATCCGCAATAGTGCTGCGCGTAACATCTTGAAGAAGTCCTCCCATTCTCTATCGTTCATCGTTACCCATCATCATAATACCACTTTACGGTATTCTTGATTACTCAAGGTGGTTATCAATTCTCTTGATTTCTCTATCCAGCCATGTTCTAAAGTTGCCCAATAAATAATCAGCCACACCAACGTCAACAGTAGTACCCAATAACCTTGATACGCCATTTCTAATTATCGTCTTTGCCTCATCCATAGCGACAATACCCTCGTCTCGTATCCAAGAGAAGGCGGTTACCTTTTCTACTTCTGGTTCTTGTGGCTGTATTCGCTTTTCTTTTGGAGTTGATAGTATCCTCAACGCTTCACGGATTGAAGTGCCTTGTGGTAAATTCGTAACGCGTTCCGAATTTGTAGCGAGCTTCATATACTTTTCAGCCATACTTTGACCAAATGCGCAGTTGCTTTTTACCCAATCCATCCAATCGCCCCAGCCAGTAAACCCCTTTGCCTCTACCAACAGTTCGCCACACCTGATAGCGTGTTCTAATCCCGTACGCATTGATTGCTGGAATAACTCGTGTTCTTGATTAATAGCTGTTGCCCTTGTGTCAATTACTTCTAACATTATTCTCCTTTCGTATCAAACCATACGTCTCGCAATACACCATTTACAGTCACTTTATGAAAATGACCGTAAATATTCTCAATGTGCTTTTCAATGCTTTCTACATACCCGACTTCAGGCTCAAATAATTCCTTCTTGTCTCTTAGTTTCTTTTTGTAAAGCCTCAACTTGTAAAACGCGCCAACAAATTCCTTTGTGTTCGTTAATCCGTAAAGACGGCCATCAATCAATAACTTGTTTATTCGCTCGTTCATCTAGTCAGCCTCTTAATCAAATCCTCGAAGAACTTGTTTACATCCTTTTGGTATTTCTTGAGATGTCCTTGTAAAGTATACCATCTACCAACGTGCATCCAGGCTTGAGGACCATCGCCATTTGCTGCTTCCTCACTACTAATCACCCACGGTGCATAACTCATCTTGGTTCCAATCAATCCAACAAACCCACTACCCATTGATTCAACATCAGTAGTAATACTAGCGACCATTACCCCAGTTCTATCGTACGTGCCTCTTGTCGGGATGCTGCTTTCAGATGGTAGTTTTCCGTGAACATATAACGTTGCCTTCCAGGTTGTCTCTTTCAATTTGCTTGTAAGTTGAGGTGCGCTAAGTTTCTTTAGCTTCTCGGTTAGTTTATCAAGTCCGAATATTTTGAAATTCATGGTAACTCCACAACAGGGGTAATATTACACTTGCAGTTTACGTGTGCTGGTGGTCTGTCATATTCCATTCCTGTACTATCTCTAAACATAGCATCCAATGGTACTATCTGCTGATCTAAGTCTAAGCATATCGGGCATACATCAGTTCCAGCGGTATTCCATCTCTTCTTCTCTACCAGTCCACTTGCCTTCCATGTTTCAAGATTGCCACCAGCATAAGCGTTAGTAACTTCTGTTACTGCGATCCTCTTTGCCCTGACTTTGCCAAACGTAGGCAACAGTTCATTCTCCAATGATTTCAATGGTTCGCCTGATCCAATCCATTCAGTAACTTTATCCTGTACCATCTTCCTGGTCGTGGTTGTGATCTTAGTTACTTCTTCAGCAGCCCAATTACGCGCCCAATTCAAAACCTCGTTATTGACCAGCGCCCAATTTATACCAATACCGATAGCAGCATCCTTGCCCATCTTCACCGCTAGATTAGTTATCAACGGTAATAGTATCCAATACAATATATCCGCTTCATCCATCCAGAAGAAGCCGTCAAATACTGACTTTAGTTCAGGCTTATCTATCATACCGTCTTATTTTTCTCACCGTTATATACCATGTTACGGAGTTTCTTCATCCGCCTGCGCTCATGTCTGTTCGGCTTATTGTGTACTATCACCCTTTCAAATTTATCCACCTCGCAACCGCACCGCTGGCAAAAGCCGTCAAGTACACGCATTCGCCCACACTTAGGGCATAACGTCAGTTCGATTTCATCTGTCATAACTTCTCGCTTTCTGCCTCATCTATAACTCGATTCTTTTGTTTCCTCAAATGTGTAACCATCTTCTTAGTAAACTCGTTCTCATCGCTTACCCTATCGCCATCTTCTAACAACTTCTTCTCAATTGCATCAATCACGGCCTTTGTTGCGCCTTCCTCTGCTACTGGTATCTCAAATTGGTTCAATGTTCTAACAAGCACATCACCATTCCGCAAGCGCGGTAGGTTGATGCCTTCTCTAAACTCATTGACTGTGATACCACCACGACCTAACGCGTCAAGGTATCTGGTCCATAACTTCTGCGCTTCTTCCTGATATGCAGCAACATGAGAGAAGTCCCACTTGACATATATGTTATCGCCGAACTCTGGCACCAGTCTTGAATTGATCACATCATCGTAATGCTGATACATAGGCGAAAGCGAATCCTGCCACCACGACTTGCGAGCCTCAGCATAGTTAGAATAGGTTGATCGTTTCAATCCTACTGCTGCACCTACTAATATCGGAGGTACATCAAGCACCATACAGATACGCGCCTCGTTCCTTTCGTCTAACGTTTCAAATCCCATCTCATTGAATGTTGATCCGGTCTTCTGATACTTAGCATCAGCATCTAATATTGCCGGATCGATCCAGTTCTTACTTCCGCCATAACGGGAACGCCATCTTCGCCTGATTGCTGTTACCTGTGCATCCTGTAGGTGTTGAGTTGTCGTCAATATCCCAGCAGGCATTCCGCCACGTTCAAAGAACATCTTTATAAAGTCAGTTGACGAATTATCCACATCGCCTATTCTCGCTGCTACTGCTGCAGGAGGCCAACCCTGATACATATTCAGCGGATCGAAGTTCTTGAAGGTTAGTACATCTTCTTTCGGTATCGGGAGTTTAGTTCCACCTGGTATCTCATAAACATAATAAGAGATAAACTCAGTAGATGATTTTATCGGCTTGATCCAATCAGGGCGTAATGGCCACAATCCAACAACTCTACCAGCTGCGCTGCGTTCCTTCTCCCAATAAGCAGCGCCGCCTAACTTCTCATAAAGGACATTAGCTGTCCAGAAGTCATACTCGCCCATCTCGCTATTAGGCGATTCAATCAATTGTCTTAGTGGATGATCAGGTATCTCTTGTTGTGATTTCTTATCGTACACACGTAATGCAACCTGTGATGCTGAATTGGCCGTCTTTGATATACATGAGAATATAAGTTCATTCTTACGGTATCCCTGTGTTGCCATTGTTTCAAAGCTAACCCCGTTATATGCAGGCTTGCCCTCTTCCCAGGTGGTCAACCTTGTCGCTTGTAATACCTTTTCGCCGCCGAATAGTACATCAATCCCAAATCTGATCCTATCAAATATGTTCATCCTTTCTCCTTATTGAAAAACAAACCCTCTAACAAAGTGTATTCTTTGGTTACTTCTATGAATTTACAGACCAAAGATTCTAATTTATTAACCGGCATATTCATTATCCTTTGTAGAGATTCTTCTTTGTCCAAGTATTCTCCGTTTTCCCATGCAATAGAAGCCATCATCTGTATGCTACCAGTCATCTTATTATGAATGTTATCTTTATCCAATAACAAAATCATGTCCTTTGTTATGATTCTGTCTTCATCATATCTAAATTCCATTTCAGACATTTATACCTCCATAAAGGGAATAGCTTAACCCGCTTACATTATACCTTAACCCGTCCAGTCTGTGATAGTCGGCCTTGTCCTTGATCTTCTCTGTCGGCTGACCTCGCGCATCTAATACCCTGGAATAAGTACCAAGCTCATCCAGTAATCCTTTGCATGTATTGAATACGAATAACCGCTTAGTCTTGAATAATTCAATCACCCGATCGATACCAGCCTCTACGCTGATGATAGGGCTTTCCTGCACCGGTACACCTTCAGCATTCCAATCCATTCTCTCCTGCGTTTCAGACTTACTACCGCCAATCCACCTGACCGTGTTCTCATGCTTATATGATAACGCCATCAGCGCTTTCTCTTTGGTCGTCTTTCCGCCCATCATAGTACAACGATAGATATAATAACAATTGGTATTCGGATCCTCAACTATCCAAACTAACGCAGTATGCACAGCGCCGAAGTCAATCCCTACATATCGCGGCCACTCATTAGGAATATCGAAAGGCTTTATCTGCTGCGTGTTAGTATCGAAGTCTGAATAGATCAGGCCTGCCGGACGTTCAAATGTACCGTTATAGAACATATTGAATTTCCAGGAAGGAAGTATCCGCTTCATCCGGTTATATTCTTTCATCGGGAATTGCGGGTTCATGGTTGATTTGAAGTTGATGATCTCATAGTCAGAATCGCCAGCATTCCAACGGTCATATATTTCTTGTTTCAACCAGCCCAGGTTATACGGTGTGGTAGTGCCAAGTGCTCTACCCTCATGGAGCGATAGCCGCCTTTGTATCGCTTCCCATGCGCTAAGTTTGAATTTATCCTGACCGCACTCATCTAACCATGCTGCCTTTGCCGTTGCTGATTCAAGCCCCTCATCAGATGTTGCAGATCGTAATACTATCCTTGTTTCTTCATTGTCTACTATTCTACTTAACACCCTATCAGACGCTTTATATTCCCATCCTGGCAAATAAACACCGAATACCCTTTGAAGCTCAGGCAGCATTTTCATCTTGAATAAGTCATACGTTGCTGTAACCGCCAGGTAATCCCCTGGCCCGCAGCGTTCAATCTCTTTACTCAACCACCACGGACCGAAACAAGTCTTGCCTGATTGTGTCCCAGCGATAATAAAAGGGAATCGCGCCTTACTTTCAAGGGCGCGTGTCTGTCCAGGATGATACCTTATTTCATATTCAATAGCGTCCGCTGTTTCAATCGGAGTTATGAACTCAGTCTGCATTTTCTAATAAAACCGCGCCAAGTATTATTACTACAAAAAGCATAATGTTTGCCCAATGAAACCCAATTAAACTAAAGGCATATCCCAACCATATACTTGCTCCAATTAATATAGAAATGTAAAAACCCTTATCAAACATTTTCATCTTCTTCCTCCTCATGTACAAATATATGCTTTACTGTTACCGGCTTCTTTACTTCCAGATCGACCTCATTCTTCTGTGTCGGCTTGCCTAACATCCGGTCAAGTATCTCTGTTGCTGCGGATTGTTTTACGTGTTCATTCTTTGAAGTCATACCTTTTACTTTTACTAACGCTGCATCTTTAGTCGCGCCCCTTAGTATCAACCTTGCCTTTAGTGCTGTTTCCAATCTGAGCGCATCAGCAAGATTGTTCAGATATTCTCTTTCTACCTTTCCCCAATTATAATAAGTGCCTCTGCTTATCTCCGCATTCTTACATGCCTCGGTAGGAGTATGCACTTCAGCTCTTTCAAGAACATAATCAAGTTTCTTACTATCGTCTATTTTGTCTAATTTAGTGCTTAAATCATCCATTTATTGTATAGTTTCGTATAATATCGTTTACTTTCTTGTTTCTCTATCAAACTCATCCGCATCATAGATTATAACATGAAGGTATCGATGATCAGCCTGACATTGTGCTAATAAGGATAAGTATTGATTGACATCTTCTTCACAGTCTAATGTTATCCTGGGAGATCCATCAGCCATTGTCTTCACGTTAGCAACGCCAGCAGGAAAATCACATAGCGGTTTCAATTCAGACATAAGAAATACTCCATATCCGCAACAGCATAATCACTCATATACCATCGCCATTCGCCAGATTCCATACCCTGACCCCATTCACAGTAAGCATCCAATTTCATAATACGTTCATAAGACCATAAGCGGGAGCGGTCAGTTGTCATATCTCTATTATACCTTATTCATCTAAGTATTTAGATAGATGCTTATTGATAATGTTCTGCACCTCTTCTACACTTCTTTCCTGTTGCCACATCTCGCAGTTCATCAGAACATGATCTACTTCCTTTATCACTTCCTCAATTCCATGCTTCATTTCCTCACATGCTGCGCCTGCTTCTTCTGCGTACTTTACATAATCCACTTCCCGTGCGCCCAACGGTGGTGCTGCGCTTGTTGTTGGTTCTCTACTCATCTCTTCCTCCATTAGTTATCGTCCTGCAAATAATCCCAGATAATATTAGGGCTGCTATTCAATATCAGTTGCCTGTAAGAATACGGACATCTCTTTCCGCATAGATCGTGTAATTTACCTTGACATATCCACGCCAGCCGATACTTTAATTTAGTGATTGTGATAGTTGGTGTCATCACTCCTCCATTATTTCAATAGCGTCTTCCGTACATTCAATACGATCGATCTGTCCGTTCCATAGGTCGTGAAATACCTTTTGACTTGGGCGCAATGGCTTACCAATACCCTTAATCTCGAATAGATAACTCCTACCTTTCCATCCTACAATGATGTCAAATTTAAGCAGGTGCGATACTACCAGGACGCTGCACCCTATCTGGCGCAACTCGGTAACAATTCCGGCCTGGTTCAAGTCTGACTTTTGCCTATGATACATCATTTAGTTCTGGGAAGTGTTCAGCGAACTTTTCATAAAACAATTTACGGAATTTCAACGCTTCAATATGCCAACTCTTGTTAACAAGAGTATCTTCAACGCTCTGCAAAAATTCTTTCAGGCGTGGGTCTGGGGTGCGCTCCCATTGACAACCACATACTGCACAACGACGGTGTATTTCATTCGCACCACAATCAGGACATTTTAGTTCATTCATTCTTCCGCGTATCATTCTCACTGCTTCTTTCATGCGTGGGTCTGGGGTGCGAGTGTTCCATTGATCATAAGAAAAGAAATCGCCAGACAACGCACATTTATTTTCTGGATGCCTTATTAATGTAGGATTAAATACCTCTACTTCACACTTACAAAACGGACACGCTTTCAGTTCATTCATTTACTCCTCCTTAGTATAAATAAAGTGGTCTTTCTCTAACATCGGTATGCTATCGTGCCAGGTAATCATATCATACCCTTGATCGATTTTGTCTATCCAGAACATGTTGCGCCTCATCCAATGCAGCAATCTTCCGTGTTTCGCGCCACCATGACACTTGACACATAGCAGGACAATATTCTCCTCGCTATTAAGGAACTTGCTAAACCTCTTATCCCTGGAATAAATGGCGTGATGTCTGGCTAAATAGTCTATCCCGTATGGATGTTTACACACTTGACACACTCCGCCCTGATCCTGATAAACGGTTTCCTTTATCTCACGCCATCGCTTCTCAGTTGTCATCAGTCTTAATGACTTTATAACTATTTACGTCATACCAGAAATGCCATTCGCAACCGTGCCAATGTCGTAACCGAACTGATGGTGTAGGTTTCCAAAATGGCCAACCGTCCCACATACCAACGTCAACAACTTCACCAGCAAAATTACCGGAATAAAATACCCGTAGTTTTTTGCCATCATGGAATAGTTTTTCAATTTCTTGTAATAACTTACCTTTTTCAACAGATCTTTCAGGATGATTCGGATATGTATTATATTGATTCCAGTCATAACTCATATCAATTTTTCCCATATTTTCGCCTTGTCTGCGCGTAACCGTTTCTTTCCAGGTTTTCATCACTCCTCCTTATACTTCTTAGTTGTCATTTCACTTTTGCTATGAGTTTGGCGTGTTGTCCTAAATATACTTGTGCTTCAATATCCTTATCTCTTGGCACAAACTGAATCATTGACTTTATCCATTCCGCCAACCTCTCACTATCCTCAACTAATTTGCCAATCATCATATTAGCTCTTATTATTTCTGCCTTCATTGTTCCATGCACCATGCTATTCAATTCAGCGTTCTCTTTGCGAAGCCGATCAATCGTCTGTAATAAATCACTATCTAACATCATCGGCTGATGTTGTTCATTATTCATCACTGCCTCCTAAAACGGAATTTCTACTTCATCTGATAGTTGCTTCTGTCCACCTTTACCCTGGAATTCAAGGTCTATTACAAATACCTCAAAAGAGGCATGAGTTACGCCATCGTTTCCGGTCCAGGTTCGCGGGTTGCCTTCTGTATGAGATAGCCGACCTATTACCGTTAGTGGCGTGCCTTTGGTTACGTGATCATTCAATGCCTCCGCCTTCTTTTCCCACATTGAACACTTGAACCAGATGGTTTTCTTATTATCTCCGTATCCATCATCAACCGCAAAGTTGAAATTACTGACTGTCTTACCAGATGATGTATAACGCAATTCCGCGTCTTTTACTACCCTGCCTACTAATATTATCTGCTGCATTATTTACCTACCTTTTCTTCTAGCCGTTCGATTTTCTCGTAAAGGGAAACCAAGTCTTTCCTCGCAAGTGCTACCACCTCGTCAATGTCGTAATGGATCATTTCCAAAGTGGCGATCATTGACTCATTGCAACCCAATAGCTTCTTTGCTTTTTCTTTGCCAATTTCCTTTACCGTTCCAACATTACCCTGACAATCTTCATTAATGTTTATGTAAATATTTTGTGGTGCATCGTCAATCGCTAAATCATAAACTGTTTTCTTTTTCATCGCTATCTCCTTTAATATCTCGTTACTGCATTTCATAAATTATTTTCGCGTCTTTGCCGGTGTGTAACCGCCAGGTCGTACCGTCAAACGATGGTATAAGTCCAGCTTCCCACAGTTTCACACCACTTGAAAAATCATGGTCACACTTGATGTTGAAAAATCCTGAAACATATACCCTGACCGAAGCCCAGACCGAATCCCAGACCGAAGCCCCGACCGAATCCCTGACCGAAGCCCAGACCGAATCCCCGACCGAATCCCTGACCGAAGCCCAGACCGAATCCCAGACCGAATCCCTGACCGAATCCCTGACCGAATCCCCGACCGAATCCCTGACCGAATCCCAGACCGAAGCCCCGACCGAAGCCCAGACCCTAATAAAATCTTTCAGCCATTCAATATGTTCTTCTGTAACTTGCTCCACTTCTGGTATATCTCTGAATGGGTGAATAATCGGCTTGATGATCAACGGTTTTATAATCTTCTTCCAATTCAACTTCTCAACCCACGCTTCAACTTGCACACTATCATCAACATCAGAATTAATTTGATCTATTTGTAATTCCTTTGTTAGCGGATTGTATTCATACTTATTACAATTATCCTCCTTCAGTTTAAAGTATTTGCAAATCGTTGAATGACTATCATACTCACCTGTTAAATCTTCCTTGCGCTGATCCCAATTAAAGTAGAATCGTTCATTGCCTCGTCCTTCTGGTTCTGTTACAAAACTGAAAAATTCACACATTGTTCCTCCTCATAAACTAATATCTCGTTACTGTTACCGTTGGATATGCAATCTCATTCCTAAAGTGCCGCTTTCGTCTAATTACTATTTCGCCAATATCAAACTCCTCTCTAAACATCTTTCTAATTCCGTAATATATACGGTTACTTTCACAACTACTATTCGGCAATATCTTCATGGATTCTCCGCGATCTAACTTTTCAATCAGAGTTTGTTCATACATAATATTGTTTTTCTTATCACATACAAGTAAAATTTTGAACTCAAACATATCTTTTCCATACTTATTCCAGGCATTTTGTAAATGAGAATTATAGTGAACGTTTCTATTTAACCTACTATGATGATTTTTCCACCTATTCTTAAAATTGACAGCACTACCAATATAAAAACTATTATTTACAATATTTTTTATTTCATAAACTCCGCTTAAATTTTTCATATTGCCTTTAATGTGTAAAACCCGTTATCAATGTGTTCTTGATGAGAAGCACAGTTGCCTGATAACGGGTAATTACTAATATAAAAACAACTGTTACTTCTCATCATCTGAAAGTATACCACATTTTAATCACGATATGGCAATCTGTATGTAGGCTTATCATCACGAATTATGTTCTTGAACGCGGGAAAACCTGTATCTTTTTTCAATCTCACATATCTATCCGGTATATCTTCTCTGAATTTTACAAAGTATAATTTTACGCCGTCTTTATCTAGTGGGTCTTCTAATAAATAAATTGCTACATCAGCATCATAAGCTATTTGTCCAGATCCTCTCATGCCAGCAAGAGAAGGATTATCACTATTCATTTCAGACTTTGTCATTGAATGAATAACTAAACCCGCTAAATCTAAGTCCTTACATATAATTTTCAATGCCTTACTAATATATGCAAGACGTTCGTGATCATCGCCACCATAACGATCTTGTAATAGGTAAAGATAATCCACGATAAACCATTGAATATTATGCTGCGCTTTCAACCTTGCTAAATCAGCGCGCATTGAAGCGGTTGTCCATCCTGTAAAATCGCTGATAAATATGGGAAGATTTTCCATCTCACCTATTGCACCTAATATCTTATCTAGTTCATTATCTTTGACTTTCCCATTTCGCATTTTACGTGTTTCTATTCTGCTTTTATTTGATACTGACCGCCGGACCGTCTGCGTTTGCCCCATTTCCATTTCGTAAATTGCGCCTGGCGAATGGCTTGCCATACCTACAGCCATCTGCATAGCGATAATACTTTTGCCTAATCCAGGCTTGCCAGATAATAATGTTACTTCGCCTGGGTGATGACCTCCCGTCATAAGATCATACTCAATAAATCCAGTTGGTATTCCCCAAACCTCAAGTGGGTCTTTCATTCGCACCTGTATCTCTTCGTATAATTCACTTAGCGCAACACTAATATGACCTGCGCCAGCGTCCATTCTCGCACTTGATACCAACCGTGTCATGTATTCTGGAATATCATCATCTAAATTGCTTTCTTGTTTATATGCAGACTTGACCATCTCACTTGCTAAATTGACAATGTCCCGCCGGCGTGATTTCTCGCGGACAATATCAGCGTAGTATTCAGCGTGCATACTGGACGGAACGTGTGTAACAAATTTTAGTAAGCCTGCATTTTCTTCTCCCAGTTTCTCACCTACCGTAAGAACGTCAATCAGCGAACCAGATAACGCCAACTCCTGGAACGCCCGCCAGATTTCTCTATGTCTAATGACATAAAAATCATCAGCATCTAAGTCAAGCGTTTTGAATACATCTTGGTTTATTAAGACCGCGCCCAGAACTGCTTGCTCAGCCTCATCACTATAAATCGGCTTAATTTCAGTCTGATCTTTCATAATACCTCCGATGGATTGAATTCTTTTCCAACACTTACGGACTTACTCCGCGCTTCCTCTCCTGCAACCCCATGAATAATATTTAATAGACTCTTTGGTGTAGTAATTGATAAGTGGCTTTTGTCTGCTCGCTCAACCGCAGTTTTTATAAGTAATACTGCTTTTTCAAAGTTCCAATCAACTAAATGCAAAACGTCTTTAATTGGCTCGTCCCAAGCAATGTCGAATTTTCCAGACGGTATTTTTGGTTCTCTAAATTTACATTCATTAATGAAATACTCAAACATATCATTATATATTTTACCCTGCTCGTCTGATGTATGATTTTTGATTTTTGAATTAGATGAGAGAGTACCCATTGTAGTATTACCCTTATGGTTACCCTTATGGTTACCCTTATGGTTACCCTTATTTTTCTCTTCGTTCAAGAGTGCACATTTTTGGGTACTCTTGTTATAAACAGCACCAGAATATTCTCTCGGATTAGTCCAATTATGAATTGTTATTGTCTGATGATTGCTTTTCTGTAAACATGAAATATATCCATCCTCTTCTAATTTCACTCTTTGCTTGCGAATTGTAGATATTGATATACCGAGTTCATCAGAAGCATCTCTATCACGATAAAATAATACTTTGCCCTGTTCCCAATTTGCCTGATCAAGACAATACAAGTATAGATAGAATCTAATACCAAGACGGTCTACGTGTTTTGGATCAAGTAATCCTCGCTTGACTGTTATCCAAGTTTTCTTCATTTCAAAACTCCTTGTTCATATTTTCAAAATAGAAGTGAAACATATCTTCACCAAATAATCTATTTAATGTTTTTGACATTTCCAATATTGCATTTAGTCCATCTTCCTGCCTAAAATACTTATCGAAAAAATACTCGCCACCATAAAAATCAAATCCTTCCCAGAATTTACTGTATATTTTCTGCGCTATATGGCGTTTATATTCATCAGGTGTCATATCTTTTTTCTTTGCATTACACTTTTTGCATGATAAGAAATAGTTGTCTATATTGTTTCCTCCCCCCCTGCTCTTAGGAATAATATGTTCGATTTCCCACTTTTCATCTATACCAAAATATTTACCACAATATGCACAATGACCTTTCGTTTTCACCCATATATCAATTCGCTTTTGTTTGTTCATTTATCCTCTTAAATAAATCAGCCCGCCAGTTTACCGTTTGTTGTTTGTCGAGAACACCATGCGTCTGGTAGGCTGATCTATTTCCGGTAAAATAAAAACATGGTTTTCTCGACATGCCTAATGATACCACATCCCGCGAGAATTGCAAGTCATTCCTTCTCCATTTCATCGACCAGCTTCTTATATTTAGCGTACTCTGGCCAATATCCAAGGAGGTAGTACATATCACGCAGACGCTTATACCTTTCGAGTTGGTCATTCATCCTGGTATCCTTTCGGTAGTTCAGCCCATGCGAGAATAGTCCAATAATCCTCTATCTTCTGTGAACAACTTGATTCCGCATCCCATATTTCACCATCACTCAGATAGTATCCTTTCTTTACGGGTGCATGATGACAAGAAAATAAGTACCTCTTGCCATCATAAAAATCCGGCGTGTCTTTCGGTTTCACCTCTGGATACTTATGCCATACGATCTTCTCTACCTGGTCATTCATCGTTCCCTCCATTCAAGAACTATTGTTATCCGCATAAGAGGATATTCAAAATGATCTCCATTCCATTCAGCAAGAGAAACCTCTGTTTGGTTTTCGGACAATTTGTATTCAATTGGTGGCGTATGCCTAACCCAATACTTCACCCTCAAATAAGGTTTGATTTTCGGATATTTATTCCAGTCATTCATCACTCTTCCTCGCAATCTTTACAATCATAACAGCGGTGTTCCCTTCTGTTCCGCTTATCGAATTCACCTAACCATACCCACACATGACCATCTTCTGTGAAGAAGTCCACCCATTCTCTATCGTTCATCGTTACCCATCATCATAATACCACTTTACGGTATTCTTGATTACTCAAGGTGGTTATCAATTCTCTTGATTTCTCTATCCAGCCATGTTCTA